CGGCATCACTTGTGTTCAGTCGTTCCGTCGTGGTCCAGCACAGTTTCTTGGTATCGTGCTTCCGCACCAGCCAGCGGTGCGAGGCGGTCGTTAGGGAATCATGTGAACAGCCGGTGAGCCGTCGCATACGATGCCTGCCTGGGAAGCGATTTATCGCCTGCACTGGCTGCCATTCTGAACGCTCCGTGTACTCGTTGAATGTCAGAACGAGTTCGCCAACAGCAAGGTCTGTGTGAGGCTTCCATCCGTCTTTTGTCAATATCTCCGTCTGGCTGTCAACGCAAAAGCCGAAGTCAAGACACAGTAGCGCATGGCGTAGTACGCTTCGCCAATGTCGCACCCCGCCCGCAAAGAGCATGCGCTCCACCGCCATAGCGATGCGCTCCCCGTCCGGATCGTCCTCCGAGGGCTGAACCGTCCACTTGGCCTGCAAGATAGGGAGCTTGATGCCCCGTAGCGTCATGGCGACCTGGGTATCTGAGCGGCGCATCTTGTCATAGATGGCGACGCCCGAGCGCCCGGCCAGATCGTACTTGTAGTCCTCGGTTATGCGCCCGCCCCAGGCCCGCGTTCCCGAGCGACCGATAGGACCCGGTTCCGGAGACCTGCGCTTGGGCTCACGCTTGAGCAGTCGTAAGTTCAAATGAGCCTCCTAGAAAACCTGGGAACGGATGCCCGCCGTGGCGGGGCGAAATGCAGAGCGCGTCGATTGAGGAAGCGCGTAGGTTGACGGCCGCTCCCAAAATGCTTGAATCACCGCGTCGGCCGAATCGGTGGAGCGATTAAGACGCTTGCGAATATCGTCCTTGGATTCCACCTTGATCTTGCCGCTTGAAGTCACGCGCCACTTGGGGGCCGTCAAATCCCCGATGAGCATGTCATCGGAGGGTAGAGCCACAGATTCACCCTGCGAGGGGTCCAGAAGTTCGCGCATATGCCACCAGGCGGCCGAGCGCTTATCGGCGAAGCCCAGTTCTCCTGAGCTGTCGGTGTTGCTTGTCGATTCTCCGGCGTTGAAAGCTACCACTTGGAGTTTCTGCTCCCGAAGCCTGTCTACCACCCCGGCCCCGATGCCGATTACGTCTACCACGGCGTATCCACCCCGCTGCAACACTCCGGCCACGCGTCCGGCCGTCTGCATCGTATCCTCAAGGCTTGTATACCTGAGTTCCGTGATGTGCCACCCGTGGCGGAGCGCAACGGCCGTCTTGTCGGCCCCCGAGCGGGCCACGTCCACCCCGCAACAGGTGAACGGCTCTTGAGGGGTTTCCGTCCAACGGGCCACGGCCGCCTCCACCCAGGCGAGAGGGATAACCGAATCCTCATCGGAACTGCAAAACTCGCCGGCCACGCGATTCTGATACACGGCGGATTGTTCCCCCCACTGCCGGGCTCGCTGCTGTGCCCATTGTCTGCTTACCCGTCCGGCCGCTATAGCCTCGTCAAGTGTCACGTGCCGCACGCGCCAATCTTCATAGCCGGGTTTGCGCTTGTGGATATCGTAGAAGCGTCCCACCGGCTCGCCCGGAGTGGACACCGCCAGCGCCAATGCCTCAAGCGCCCCGTCATCACCTCCCGAGAAAGCACCTTCAGCCGCGTCCCAGGTAGCGTCGGGAATGGTCTTGGACTCATCGAACAGGTAGAGAATGTGATCCGCGTGGGCGCCCTCGATAAGCGCCGGTTGGTTGGAGGCAACGGCCGATGCCTGCCCCGTGGTGAGTTTCAGGTTAAGCTGCAAAAGCTCAGCGTCGCTGAACGGCTCACGCCCCAGCCTGTCCCAACGAAGAAGCCGAGCCCACTTGTGGATCTCCGGCCACAGGTAGACTTCCAACTGCCGCCAGGCGCTTGCTGTGGTTATAACTTTCCAGTCCTCTCCGTCACGGGTAAGCGCGAAAATGAGAACCGCCCAACTGGACAGCGCAGTCTTGCCCAACCCATGCGGACCCCGGATAGCCAAGCGTCGGTGCTTAAACAAATCGTCTAATGCCTGTTCCTGATACGGCGTCGGCCCACGTCCCTCCGGCCAGCGAAAGCACTCACGCAGGAACGCTACCGGCTCAGACCAATACCTTCTCGCCCCGCTCGATTGACGGCTCAGAGTCTCTAGTCTCGCCAGTCTCTCCCGGCGCTCTTTCAGCGCGTCCAGGTTGCTCCGCAAGACTTCCGTCGGTAGCCTCGCGACGCGCAAGCTCGGACTCAAGACGCTGGATTTCCTTGTCGATCGCGTCAATCGTTACCACCTCTTCGCGCCCGGTGACCTCCCCGGATTCAAGCCTGAACTTGTCGATGAGAATCCCAATGGCCGTGGCATACTGCTGACAGGCTTGAGCGGTAGCTTTGGGATAGGTGACCTCCATCGGACCGGCAGGACCGGCGCTCTTAAAGTCGATATGCTCTTCGTCCATGCGGTGAGCCAAATCAACGGCCTTGTCGATGAGAAGCTGCTTTAGCTCGGCACGCTTAGCAGCGATGTTTACCTCTCGGGCTGCAATAGCCGCCTCGGTTTTTTCCTTGTGCAATGTGGCGATGCCTGCCTCTTTGCACCAACGGCAAAGAGTGGCATACGAGGGCGCCCCCTCAGCCTTACTCGCTTGGTACGGCCCCCACTCGGCGCACGCGGCTAGAGCCTCGGCTTTCTGCTTTGGGCTGTACGTCCGCTTCATAGAATGTTCCTTCCAGCACTACCCCGCCGCCAAAAGCTATCAGCTTCAAGACTTCGGGCAATTGCCCTCCGTCGGTGTCAAAGGTCAGCCGGGCCGACTTGTCGGTAGGGTCGATTTTCGCCGGAGCCGATATGTCCGCGAATACCAGCCTGAACCTAGCTACTTCATCCACGCCCAAAGCCTCAGCCCCAGCAGCTTCCAACCTGGTATCACCCGGAAGGTGTAGACCAGCCCATCCTCTGCCTCATAGCAGGCATCGAAGCCAAAGAGCCACTGACGAATCCTAGTCATCTCACCGCCTCCAGGTATTTCCTGCGGCTCATGAATCGCTCGAAATACGGCATAGCTTTGTCCCATTGACCTGTCGCCTGCCAGTAGAGCGGGGCCTTGCGGATTAGTCGCTCTATGGTGGGGCCGTGGCCCTCGTGCTGGCGCATGTGACAGACGTGGCACATGGGGACGATCGGAAGATCCACGCGCTTGCGATTGCGGCCCATGCCTACAGCCTCGGGCCAATGGCAGTTCTCGGGATACGGGGCGCCACAGATGAGACAGTACTCAGTCACTTCTTGCACTTGCGCGGCATTTCC